GAACCTTTTGGTTTTTTTCCTGTTCCAACTTTAGGGTCTCTTTTTTTAGCCATCTTTCTTCTTATCCTAAAAAGTCTATCTGACATTATTTTTTCTTAACAGTCTGCTTTGCTCTTGCAAAGTTTTTCTTAGTAGGCGCTCCTTTAGATCCCGCTTTACGCATCTTCTCACCACTACCAGCTTTTATTCTTCTTCTCTTAGCTTGTATGTTTCTATATAAACTCATTTTGTAAGACCCTTTTGCTTTTCATATGTCCTAAGTCCTCCGATGCCAAGCATGCCGCCGAGAACAGTTAAAAGTGTACCCATATCAAATTCCGGCAGTTCTGGTAATTCTGCACCAGCAAAACTTGCACCAAATATAATTAAATCTTTTAAGATAAAATGATAGGCAAAAGCAATCGCACAGACCCACCCAACAGCTGGGCGCCATCCGCCTTTAAATATAGAGCCACTTGCAGCCTCTGCTTTGTTAATCTCTAACTGAGCAAGCAAAGCCTCCTGAGCATGTTTTTCAGACATGGTAGCTATCTCGTGTGCCAACTTAGCCTTTTGATCTGCATCAGGTATAAACTTGTCTAGTAATCCTGTAACTGGTCCTATAAGAGCTTGTAACATTAATATACCCTCACTTTATTTTCATTAACCTGCGGCACAAGTTTACATATACATTCATATATAACAGTTTGTCCTGTTTCGTTATTATACTTCTGCTCACTTAGATACTTAGTATAATGTGTACAATCATTAACCGATCTAAAATATATAGCTCCCTGTGCAACTCCATTAAGGTAACATGCTAACATAAACGCTGTCATTATAAAGATGTCCCCGGTGTTCTTATAATAGCAAATTCTTGTATACTAGCGACAACATGCAATCTATCTGCGTTAGCTGCCGTTACTTTTAAAACTTCTCCACCTTTTAAAATATAATCGTTTGTCAATAATTCTGTTGTCGTATTTGCATTTATTGTTTGTGTTTTGAATAAAGTAAACTCATGATTTGTTACTGCTCCAGAAGAATTTAAACCATCTCCTGTAACAGTTACAGTTATTGTAGATGAGCTTGAAGAATCATTCACCACTAATAATGAATTAATTACAGATGAGTTTGAGTCCGCATTACTTGGCGCTGTGTATAAAGTAACCTGCGAAGTGCCAGTAAGATCTATTTTTGCACTTGTAAGCCCTTGTACATATTGAGGCAAACTTACTACTAACATTATCTTCTTCCATCTTGTACTACATTAACTTGAGGTGATCCTAACTTGAATTTAGTTCCTAAACTATCTCCTGTATCCTCCACACGAAGAGCAAATGTTCGCCCTCTTATTCTGACATCTAATTTATTAGTAAAAACCTCAACAGGCGTTGTCGTTGATCTTTGTGCTGTGTTGCTATCATCAGTTTGTGTAAATCCTGATCCGCTATGTGTCCTTGCTTTTACAGTAAAATCAACTTTTGGATTAATCGCAGTTGAGCCTTGAAAATTTATATCAGGTATTATTGAATTTATAAAAGAAAACCTATCTGCGTTTCCTAAAGCCATAGGTGCAGATTCAACAAAAGAAGTCATCGCAGTGCCATCGTCATCAAATCCACTTTCATGATTAAATAAATGCTGACCACCTGTTGCCATAGGCAAATCTCTTATACCTCTATCTATCCATGCTTGCCTTGCTAAAGTTCCAAAATACCAAATGTTTTCTAAATAATTATAAATTACATACTTATCTATTTCTCTATTAGTATTATTATTCCCGGTTTTAGATGGATAAAACCACCAAATCTCACTAAATTCTGTATTAACACCTACATGAACCTTGTCTCTTTCTTCAAGGTTTAAATCTAAAAATACTTTATCTTTAACAGCACAAGGCAATTGCTGTGTTGCACCATTATAAATATAGAATGTGTCTATTCCCATCCAGTAAACACTGTCGTCTACGGCTATAGCTGAAAAAGGACTCATAATTGTAATGTTTTTTGATAGCTCTTTTATGCCAAAGGTAAATGGTGGTCCGGTAAACCTCATGGAGTGAAGGCTTTTATTTGTAAAAACAAGTATTTGTTCTTTTGTTTCTACAGCTTGCATAAATGTAGAGCCTCCACCTATTCTTAAATCTCCAGCAGTATTAATGTCAGTAGGAAAAAAATCTACAGGATTTTCCTGTGAAGAAAAACGTATCAACAAAGGGTCTTGAATGCCATCACCTCGTGTCGTTGTAGGTGTTGCGCCTATGCCGTCACATCCAAAACATATAATATGCCTGTCTTGATCTGAAACTAAAACTTGTTTTGCTATTCGAGGTACACTGGTTTGTCCACTAGCAAAAGTGTCTGTAGCGCTTAATTCCTCAGCTCTGTTTGTTACTCCATCAGATTTATCCCAATAAAATATACCGCCATCTCTTGGATTAATTAACAAATCTTCACCAAAATTATCATGTGACCACAATCTTATTTGCGCACCAGAAACTCTAACAGCGGCAGCAGAACCCCAGCCAACAAAATCATTATCTGCACTTGCATTACCAGCAGTTCCGTCAGTTGAATTTCCTGCAAGAAAAACAGTAACACTATTAGAATGAGCAACTGCATCTGTTACAGCATTTGATGTTACAGAGTTTACTGTTATTGTTGTTCCATCTGATTGAGTCAATGTATCGTTTGAACCGCCATGCGCCGCTGTATTAACATTTGTGCTTGCTCCTTTTCCAGCATAAGCCCTAACTACTGTTAAGGTATTAGTTGATACATTTGTAACTAACATCAACTCATTTTCAATTACTATTATATCATTTACTACTATTTGATGAGAAGCTCCTGCTGGACCTACGGGACTAGAATCAGCTACGACAACAGTAGTCGTAGAATTGTTTATAGCTCCATTTAAAGTTGTATTCACTGCGGTATTAGTTGTTCCATTCCAAAGGCCAGCTCCCCATCCAGTTCCACCAACTGTATTATCCAATCCTACATTTAATTGGTACGCACCCTCAACGCTACCGCCACCATTACCAGTATCAGATGAGTCGGCTGCCACGCTTGATGTGATCGTGTAGGCATTAGAGCTTATGATAGATACAATCTGAAACTCTGCATTAAGTATAGTGTTAGTTATTGTGCCACCCAAACTAGCTGCACCAGAGAATGTTACGAAATCCTTTTCATTTGCACCATGAGCATTATCTGTAACAGTTATTGTTGTGGAGCCATTAGTCGCTGCAAAAGTTATGTCACCTGCACCAGTTGTATTCCTAATGGGTGTAATATCATTAAAAGTTTGACCTTCTTCTATGTAATATTTTAAATGAGTTCCTATACCCATAAAGTCAGAACCATCAAGAGCTACCCAATTATGTAGTCTTCTTGCGCTACCTAAATATGTATTGGAACTATACTTTTCCCAACCACCTACTTTTTCTGGTGATCCTAATCTAAATCTAATCTTATCTCCATCTGTATATCCACCTTGATTGCTAAAAGGCGTAATATCAGATACTATACCAGCTTGGAATTGTAATTTATTGAAAGGCATTATGCCGTACCTCCAGTCAAAGATCCACTACCACTTGATGTTACATTACTAACACCTTGTATTGATTTACCAGATGCCCCACCAGAACTACCACTTGATCCATTTGTTGGTGCAGTTGAGGGGTAACTAACAGATACTCCAGATCCATTTGCACCAGTTGAACCAGTTGATCCAGCAGCACCAAATGCTCCGCCTGTGCCACCTGTTCCTCCAGAACCTGCATTATTAGATCCAGAACCGCCACTAGAGCCTGCTGTAGCAGATTGATTAAATCCTTGACCAACACCACCTGCGCCACCTGCACCACCATTGAATATATTTTTTACAGAAAGACTTATAGAAAAATCAAAATTATTATAATATAAATTTGTACCACCAGTAATATTGTTTAAAAAACCAACTAAATAATATGTGGTGTTTGCCGATAAATTAATATTTGCTCCATTACCATATTCCCCTCCACCTTGTCCTTGACTTGCAGACGTATTACTAGTGCTAATATTTATTCTTGGTGATCCATATCCAGATCCATACGTTGTGGTTAAAGAAGCACTAAGTGCATATGAAGAAGCTATACTTACCTGAAAGGAACAGTAAAAAGGACCTCTGTTTGCAAGAGATCCTCTAAAAGAACCTGAAGTAGAAAATAATCCCCATGTTGTGTTAACTGCTCCAGATTGAGGTGCATTTCCATTCAAACCTCCCCACTTTCTGTCTGCAACAACACCTTGTCCATTTAAGTCATGTGAATTATTATATTGAGTAAACCATGTAGGAGCATCATTGCTTGGTAAATTACCACTGCCATAAGGAGTACCACCCTCATCTACAAAATTACTTAAACTTGACGTTGCTGTTGCAACACCACTACCACCAGCACCTCCAGCACCGCCACCCCCACCACCTGCTTTAATTGTGCCATTATTAACTAATGTAACTGCGACACTACCATCAACTTGTAAAGCGTTGCCTCCTGCAGCACCTGCAGCACCCCCAGCACCCTCTATACTACCATTATTAGTTATGGTTATCGTGCCTGCTCCTGTGCTATCTATCTTTAATGCTGGTACAGAAGTGCTTGTGGCTCCTACTGTTTGAGAAGAATTTATAACTATTTCTTTTGGATAGTTTATAGGAAAGTCACCGCCAAATATACCAACACCACTTTGATCTGTAGCAGTTGATGAGTACGTTTTTCTAAATCCTCTAGCTTGACCATAAAAATCATTTATAGATAAAGCGCTACTATTAGCACTTGTTGGCACATCTGCTGATAAATTTGTTGCTGTATTATCAGATGAATTAGCCCTTACAAATCCAGTAGCAGAACCTCTATAATAATCCTCTAATGCAATAGGAGCGGTTGAGCCATTATTATACTCATCTCTTATATTAGATAATGATATTGCACCACTAGATTGTAATGTCATTATAAACTTGTTCCAAACGCTGTTACATTGTTAGCTGATGTTACCGCACCATTAGATCCTAATTTGAAAACTGTTGTACCATTATATTTAAATAATAACTCATTATCACCAGTATCTAATGATATTGCCCATTTACTAGATCCAAATAATATTGCGTTACCATTTGTATCTAAATCACCACCTAGTTGAGGTGTTGCGTCATTAACTAAATCAGTGGGAACTTGTGAAACATTAGCATTTGACCCGGTTCCATCAGCAAAAACTATGGCAGAAGAACCACTTGCTAGTAAAACTTCGGTGCCGCTTCCGTCTGACGCATTTGCATCTGCAGGACCTTGTCTAATATTAGCTATTTGTCCAGTGCTATTTTTTACAAAAAACCATTTCTGTTGATCGTTAGGGGTGATATGTAAATTAAACTGACTACTTGGTGATCCTGTCAATAATAAAATTTTATAATGACCATCCGAAAGCTGACCATCAACAGTAGTAACAGATGTGTTTCCAGTAATAGTTAAACTAACAACACCATTTAATGTTCTATCTATTATATCAAAGTTATTATTTGTTGTGTTGCCCCAAGTGCCTGATTGCTCTCCAGATCCAATTTTTTCTATGCCTGTATTTGATGTATATGTGCTTGCCATTTTTACCTCACTGTATTTCTGTCCACGACTCTGCTCCAGACGGTATTATTTCTGTCCAAGTTTCTGTGCCACTTGGGTTTATCTCAGTAAATGTTTCTGTTGCAGCATCTGTAACAACTTCTACATATAGTATATCTCCAGAGGCTGTTTTTGTAAAATTTATTTGCTGCGAAGATGTTCCAGCAGTTATAAAATTACCTTGAGCAGTTTGTGAAAAATTATTATCTAAACTTGCAATAGCCTGCTTTACAAAAGCTATGTTTTCTGCTGTGGTTATAAAATTACCACTTAAATCAATGTTTCCGCTAACTTTAGTACTAACTTCTGTGGTTTGAGTAAATATTCCACTTATATTAATTACACCAACTAGCGTTCCTACAGCCACTGTGGCAGAAGAGCCTATTGCGCTCATTTCTGCAGTTCCTACTAATAAATTGCCACCTACATCGGCAATGGCTGCATCAGCAATAGCGGAATGGCCTAACATTAGTCAGCATCCTCTATCTTGTTGCCTTCAGCTACCCATTCTTGAATTGCTGCGTAGTGTCTGTTGGCAGGATCTTTTGGTATAACTAAAGCAACTCCATCGATAGTGGCAGTAAGAGTGTCTGTTAATCCAGTTCTTTCATTAGCATCACACCATTTTGCATTTTTTATAATCATTTTATAACTCCGAGTCTAATTCTACAACGCCAGTAAAATATATATTATATGCGACCTCATCTGTTACACTATGTCCAACAAGCCTAATGTAACAATGTATTCCAGTATTATTGCTATATCCTAAAGCAATACTATCTATTGAACAGGTTACAGTTGCATTACCACTTCTGTGTACACCAACATTAGGTGGAGTAGAGGGTGTAGCTCTCATTGCAACTGGTAAGGCAAGTCCAGTAGCAATTTTGTTAGATCCTGATGCGTTTCCTGCATAGTAACCGCCCCCTGCACCTATTCTTGTGTGATACCTTTGACACAAAGCTAGTTCTTCCCCAAATGACCTATGCTCAAATGGTGTAGCTACAGAGCCTACTTCT